TTAGCTGATTTATTAAGAATAATTATCAGACAAAGGATTGCATTAACATTACAAAAAGCATTCCAAATTGGAAGTGGTATTGCCTCTGGTGGTGGAATTATAGGAAGTATTGGAAAAGTATTAGGATTTGCTAATGGTGGAACACCACCTGTTAATAGACCTTCAATTGTGGGTGAAAGAGGTGCTGAATTATTTATTCCCAAATCATCTGGTACAGTTGTACCTAATGAAGATTTAAAAGGAATGGGGGGAACAACCAATATTAATTTCACTATTAACACAGTTGATGCTAGAGGTGTAGATGAATTACTTACAAATAGACGTAGCACTATAATTAATGTTATTAATGATGCACTTAATAGACAAGGAAAAGAGGCATTAGTCTAATGGCAGGTACATATCCAATATCACCAGAATTTGCGTCTATCGGATTTGGTAGCGAACAGAAAACAATTACATCTACTACTGACAGTGGGAAGATGTTTGCAGTTCAAGTTGATGGACAAAGATTTAAATTCTCAGCAAGTTATCCACCAATGAACAGAAGTGAATTTGCACCAGTTCTTGCGTTTGTAATGAAACAAAGAAGTCAAAAAGAAACATTCCAAATTGCTTTACCAGATTTAAAGAATGCCAAAGGTGATGTGTCTGGAACAGTTACTGTTAGTGGTAGCCATTCAGCAGGTGATACCACCATTGATATAACAGGAATATCTAACACAATTTTAGCAGGGGACTTTATTAAGTTTGGGGGTCATTCAAAGGTCTATATGGTTGTAGAAGATGCAACAGGCGATAGTTCTAATGATGCAACAATCACAATAGAACCACCACTGCGAAGTGCTTTAACTGATACCGAAAGTGTCACTTATGACGGAGTACAATTTACAGTTAGACTTACTAATGATGTTCAAGAATTTAACACAGGGGATTTAGATTTATATAGATTTGAAGTTGATTTCATAGAGGCGTTATAATGGCTAGAGGACTATCTTCAGCACTTTTAACAGAATTAGCTAATCAAAATATTAAACCAATACTATTGGTTGAAATGTTATTTCCTACTCCACAAAGAGTGACTAATCATTATAAAGATGTAGTTCATAATACTAATACCTATTCTGCTAGTGGGCATTTATTAAATATTTCATCAAAGTCAGAAAGTGCAGAATTAGATGTTGCCAATTTTACAGTCAAACTATCTGCTGTTGATAGTGCATTTACTTCAATCTTATTAAATAACAATGTCAGTAATGATGAAGTTAATATTGATATTGGGTTATTAGATAACACTGATACCTTAATAGACACATACGAATTTGATAAAGGATTTATTGAAAGTTTTAGAATTAACACCAATAATGGCACAATAGATTTAATTTGTACTTCTCATTTTTCTGATTTCAGCAGAGTAGCAGGTCGCAGAACCAATGAAGGTAGCCAACAAAGATTTTTCCCTACCGATAGAGGTTTTGAATTTGCAGGATTAACAGTTCAAGATATTCTCTGGGGTAGAAGTAATTGATTGATGAGGTTATTAGGTTTTTTCAATCTTTTGACCGATACAAAGATACTTCAACAGAATTACTAAACTTCAAATTAGAACCAAGTATTAGTTTAAATCAATATAAAATATTTGGTCATCAAGAAATAACAGGTTTTATGAATTGGGCATATCTTAATGATGTAATGAAATTAAAATTTATTAATCACGGAATTATTGACTACGGAAATTGGAAATCTGGTGATAATTTATGCTTCGTTCATTTACTTTGTAGAAAAGATTTGAGAGATATGATTAATTGGGCAAAGAAACATTTTGGTACTGAAATGCAATATGATAAAGAGGTTGTCTGGATTAGAATAAATAAAGATATAGAGAAAGTGATGAGAATTAATAACAAATGGGTGAGGTAATAGATTTTATAAAAGATGTGACACAAAAGGTTGTGTCTTGGTTTATTGATATCCCAGAAATTCCAGATACTCCAGAAGTAGAGGAAATTAGAGGTACTCAATTAAACAAACAATCTAATAATGCTCAAATCCCTGTTATTTATGGTGAACGTCTAGTCGGTGGTACACGAGTATTTTTAGAAACATCTGGAGCAGATAATCAATATTTGTATGGAGTATTAGTCTTATGTGAAGGTGAAATTAATGGAATTACTGAAGTTCAAGTTAATGATGATGTAGTAGGTTTCAGTCACATTTACGTTGATGTTTTTACTAATCAGTTCACTATACAATCTAACGATAGTAAGTACGGAACAACAATACAAATCCAACCATTTTATGGAACAGATAATCAACCTGTATCTAGTCTTTTATCACCATTAAGTAATTGGACTTCCAATCATAAATTATCTGGAGTTGCCTATGTTGCATTTCGTTTTGAATGGGATAGTGATAAATATACAGGTATTCCTAATATCAAAGTAAAAGTACAAGGTAAAAAAGTATCTACATTTGATAGTGGCGGAAATGAAACAACAGGCGTTTATTCCACTAATCCTGTTTGGTGTTTATTAGATTTTTTAAGAAATGAAAGATATGGAAAAGGCATAGCCGATAGTAATTTAGATATATCTAGTTTTTATACCGCATCTCAAATAGCTGAAACACAAGTCACAGAATATTTTGAAGCAGGTAGTTCCATTAATTTATTTGATTGTAATGCGGTTATTAATACCAACAAAAAAATTATAGATAACGTCAAAGTATTCCTCAAAGGTATGCGAGGATTAATGCCTTATGTTCAAGGTAAATTTAAATTAATTATAGAAAATTCTGGAACTGCAACATTCACCCTTAATGAAGATAATATAATAGGTGGTATTAAATTAGAAAGTGAACGCAAAAATGAAAAATACAACCGAGTATTAATTAACTATATCAATCCAGATAAGAACTACCAAGCAGATACAGTCGTTTATCCAGAAACAGATGCAGAACATCAAACATTAAAAACTGCTGATGGTGGATTTTTACAAGAAGCAAATGTCACTTTAGATACTATTAGTTCACCTTATCAAGCATTAGAATTTGGTAAAATTATTTTAAACAGAAGTAGAAACAATCTTAAATTATCTTTAAGAGCAAATTATCAAGCATTAGATTTAGCTATTGGTGATATTATTAATGTGACTTCAACAGTCTTAGGAATGACTGATAAACCATTTAGAGTCAGTGGTATGTCTTTAAATGCTGATTTTACTGCAAGTCTATCCTTACAAGAACATCAAAACGCTTGGTATGTATGGGAAGAAAATCAACAAGTAGCAACCATAGGTGACACAAATTTCCCAGACCCTTTTACAGTTCAACCACCTTCTTCAATAACCCTTGATGATGAACTTATCCAATACAATGATGGAACAGTTATTGTGGCTATGAATATAACGATTGGTGCATCACCAGACCAATTTGTTAGAGAATACCAAGTAGAATACAAAAGAACTGATGATAGTAATTTTATTGTTCATAGCAGAGGTACAGTAGATTTATTCCATAGAGTATTGAATGTTATATCTGGTGACAATTATACAGTCAGAGTAAAAGCAATAAATTCACTTGGTGTTGAAAGTACATCAGTCACTGCCACTAGAGATATTGTGGGTGAGATTGAGCCACCTAGTGATGTTCAAGATTTTGCAATTAATATTGTAGGTAGTGATGCACATCTTAGTTGGGAAAGCATCCCAGATGCCGACCTTAATTATTATGTTATCAATTTCACTACTGAAACAGTCAATCCAGAATGGCAGAATAGTTTTACTTTAGTTTCAAGAGTATCAAGACCTGCAACATCAATTACCGTACCTGCTAGAACAGGAAGTTATCTAATCAAAGCAGTAGATAAACTTGGCAACTTCTCATCTAATGAAGCAATCATTACGACTAACATTATATCTATTGGTGATTTTCAAAACGCAGGAACTTCTACAGAACACCCAAATTTTACAGGTGTTAAAAATAATACTGTTGCAGTAGATAATACTTTAATCCTAGATACCATTGAACAATTTGACGATAATACCACAGATAATTTTGATGATATAACCGCAAGAAATTTTGACGGTGGTACAATTAATGACAATGTTGTATCTAGTGGAACTTATGAATTTTCTAATTTAATTGATTTAGGAAGTATTCAGACGACAAGATTAACAGGAAACATTACGCAAACTGCTACTGATAGAGATAGATTATTTGATAACATTCTAGGATTATTTGATGACCAA